AAAGTTCGGAACCGTATTATTACGGGGCTATAACATTGACCTGCACAGCACCGGCTATGACACAGGATACTGAATTAGGAGATCTTATATGACAAAGAAAAGCAATAAAGTAGCGGGAGAAACCGCTATGGAGATAAAAGAGACCGAAGTAACCGAAGCGGCAGCAGAGGATACAACGTCGGCGGAGGCTGTGGCAGAGCCGGAAGCGCAAGTCTATTGCGGACCATCCGTTAAAGGCGTTGCCAGACAGTACACCGTATATTCCGGAGGATTGCCTGAGGCAGTCAAAGGATTCATTGACAAACACCCGATAGCATCCCAGCTCATCGTACCTGTAAGCAAGTTCCCGGAAATGAGAACAGAGCTTGAAACAAAAGGCAGTAGGGCGATGCTCATATACAACAAACTGAGATCGGAATTATAAGGAGGTTAAAAAATGGGATACAAGCATGGAGTATACACCAGTGAAGTAGCCACAAGTCTTGCAGCTCCGGTGCTCGGCACCGCAGGGCTCCAGGTTATCGTTGGTACAGCACCGGTCAACATGGTAGCAGATCCGGCAAAAGTGACTAACGTACCGGTCATTGCCTACAGCTACAAGGAAGCCGTAGAAGCTTTAGGATTCTCTGATGACTTCGAGAAGTACACACTTTGCGAAGCCATTGCCGCAAACTTCCAGCTCATCGGCACAGGACCTATCGTTATGATTAACGTTCTGGATCCGGCAAACACCAACCACAAGACGGCCATGACAGGCGGCACTATCACCATCGCAAACGGTATTGCCAAAGTTAATGAGACCGGCGTTCTCGTTGACAACAGCTTCACGGTTAAGAAGGATGAGAATACCACCCTGACAAAGGGAACAGATTACACCACAGCATTTAATGCTGACGGAACCCTTAATATCGTCATCCTTGACACAGCAGCTACAACAGGCCTTACAAGTGTTATCGTAGCAGGTAACAAGCTGACACCATCAGCCGTAACCGCTTCCGATATCGTAGGTAGCGTTGATGCTTCAACCGGCAAGGAGACAGGACTTGAAGTTGTGAGACAGGTTTATCCTAAGCTCGGACTTACACCCGGTATCCTTCTTGCACCTAGATTCTCAAAGAACGCAGTTGTTGCAGCAGCACTCCAGGCTAAGTGCGTAGACCTTAACGGTGTGTTTAAGGCTGTTTGCATTATCGACATTGACTGTGGTTCAAGCGGTGCTAAGAAGTATTCAGACGTCAAGACAAAGAAAGACGCACAGGGCGCTACAGGCGTTAATGCTTATGCAGTATGGCCTTTCGGCGCTGCTGGCGATGTAATCTACAGTGGTTCATCCCTTGCGGGTGCTCTCACAGCAGCTACAGACGCCGCAAATGATGATACACCTAATGTATCACCTTCTAACAAGGTTCTGCCTATCACAGCAGCAGTGCTTGAGGACGGCACAGAGGTATTGCTCGATCAGGATCAGGCAAACACTGTAAACGGCTTCGGTGTTGCAACATTCATCAACATTAACGGTTTCAGACTTTGGGGCAACAATACAGCAGCTTATCCGGGAACAACAGATCCTAAGGACAGATGGTTCGCTGTAAGACGTTTCATGAGCTGGGCTGCTAATACCTTTATCCTTACCTACTTCCAGAAAGTAGACTCACCTGCCAATGTAAGACTCATTGAGTCCATCGTTGACAGCGAGAACGTAAGAGGAAACGGTTTTGTTGCCCGTGGCGTATGTGCTCGTTACGAGATCGTGTATAACGCTGACGAGAACAGCGCTACAGACCTTATGGACGGTAAGATCACATTCCATCAGTATATCACACCGTTCACACCGGCTGAGGATATCGAGGACGTGATCGAGTTCGATCCTAACGCCCTTGTAGCAGCACTCACAGCATAAGGAGGGATAGAAGATGATATCTAATAATTATGTTCCTGAAAAGATCAATGATGCCAATGCCTATCTTGACGGCGTCAAGATGATAGGAACCGGAGCGTCTTTTGACCTTCCGGAAATCAATACGAAGACCAGCACCATTTCCGGTGGTGGTATCAATGGCGAGATTGATTCTCCTACAATCGGGCAGTTCGAGTCCATGGAGCAGACTGTATCTTTCAATACCTTGTACAGTTCAGCTATCGGAATGCTCTCACCAAAGAGCACGGTAAATCTTACATTCCGTGCATCACAGCAGGTGTATGACAAGACGGGCGGATACAACTTTAAGGGACTCCGCGTTGTCGAAAAAGGACGTGTTAAGAAATTCAAGCCCGGCAAGATCGAGAAGGGTGAAGGTATGGAAGCAGAGGTAACACTTGAGCTTACATACATCCTCATCGAGGTAGACGGCGAGTCAGTCCTTGAGATCGATAAGCTGAACGGCGTTTACAAAGTAAACGGTGAAGATATGCTGGCAGAGATAAATGCCCTTATATAAGCATGAGACAACAGATGACCGGTACGGACTGGGAGTATATCCCGTCCGTACTTTATTTTTGGAGATATTGAAAAATGAAAGCTACAGAGACAGAGAACACAGAGAAGAATGTTATCACATTCAATAAGCCTTACAAGTTTGAAGGCACAGAGTATACAGAAATCGACTTATCAGGTCTTGATAAGCTGACCATAAAAGATGCTATAGACATTCAGAAACAGCTTACAGCCAAAAGAGAAGTGGCCGCAACGGTCCTTACTGAGACATCCACAGCTTTTGCAAGAATGGTTATCGCAAAGGCTACAGGATATCCCATTGAGTTTTTTGAGGTTATGCCGAGATCACTCTCAAAGCAGGTACAGCAGGCAGTCATGATGTATTTGAACATTGATACACAGACTGAAAACCACGTAATGACTTTTGATAAGCCATACAGCTTTGAAGGAAAGAGCTATAAGGACATCGACCTTTCAAAGATAGGCGACCTTACAAGTCTTAACGAGAGTGAAGCTGAGAACAGGATGGCAAGAGAGGGCATTATTTCTCCGGACAATACCGCTAATTACTTCTACAGTTGCATCCTGGCATCAATGGCCACAGGGCAGCCGGAGGAGTTTTTTACCGGATTACCGTTCAAGGAGATCCTTAAGCTCAAGCTTGCAGTTAATGATTCTTCTTTTTTCGAGTAAACGCCAATGCTAAGGAGCTGAGGCGTGCAGCGATAAGGCTTTCGGCTGCGACTAACACGAGCGTCGAATTTTACATGAATCTCCCCTTAAGGGAGTTCGTTGAGATAAATAACGAGGTGGCAGAGGAATGGCGAAAGGAAAAGCATTAGAGCTGACTATCAGGATAGCCGGAAAGATGGACAAGAGCCTCACCGCCGCTATCAATCAGTCACAGAGTAAGATAAGCAATTTCTCAAGGACCATAAGTAATATCGGAACAGTGGGACTCGCCACCATGGGAGCCTTGACCGTAGCGACAGCCGGAGCCCTTGCGAAATGCACAAATGAAGCCGTTAAGTATGAAAACGAATTGGCCAACGTAATTAAGTACGTTGACGGACTTGCAGATGCAAACGGACGTATAGGAAAGGCGGCTGTTGGACTTGACGGACAGCTTTTAAAAGCTGAGAACGGCAAGACCTATGCAGAGAATTACAACCTTGTATACGACTCCATACAGAGACTGAGCACACAGGTGCCATTGACCCGCGAGTACCTTGCTGACATGGTGGCTGCTCTCGGACAGTCCGGCAAAACCATTGACGATATATTCAAGTTTGATGAAAAAGGAAAGCTTGTCGGAGGACTTGCACAGGACGCGGCCGTTATGGCGGCTGCGTGGGATATCGAAGCAAAGGAAGCAGCCGATTATTCCGCAAAATGGCAGAACTCTTTTCACATGAGTCATGAGGAGATCATGACTCTTGCAAACCAGATTAACTACCTGGGTGCACACAGCGCGACTACAGCAGCAGAGATTGCGAACGCAGTCAATCAGGCTGCATCTCTCGGACAGTTAGGAGGAATATCCCCGGAAACCACGGCGGCACTTGCTGATGCAATGCTCGCAACGGGCGTAGCTTCTGACAGAGTAGGAACCAGCATAAAGAGAATGGCACTGAATCTTTCCAAAGGTTCAGATATGACCAAAAAGCAGCAGGCGGTACTTGCAGAGCTTGGATACACGGCTGGGGAAATTACTAAAGCCATGAGCGTAAATGGTACGGAAACGCTCAGTAAACTCTTTGAGGGCATCGGAAATCTCCCGAAGGAGCGACAGCTCAATGCTGTAGGCCAGCTTTTCGGTATATGGGCTGCTGAAGGAGGCGCAAAGATCGTCGGAAATCTTGACGTATATCAAAAGGCCCTGGACATGGTTAAAGACAGTACTCTTTGGGGTGCGACAGATGCAAACGGAAATGCTCAGTTGACCAGCATGGAGCGTGAGTTTGACATAAAGACACAGGCACCGGAAGCAGTACAGCAGATGAGGGAAAGTGCTTTCCAAATGTTACAGACTGACATCGGAAGGGCATTTGTACCACTAACCAATACTGTTAATAACAGCTTGAAAAACTTGTTCCTTGAGCTGACGGACAACATGCCGCAGCTTGAAGAGATAGCCGGCAAACTTGCGGATCTTGCATCAAAGGGACTTGATACCTTGAGCGATTCTATCGAGAAGGCATTACCGTATATCTCACAGTTTCTTGACTACCTTAATGAGCATGGGGACGATGCCGTTAAGAAAGTCGGGATGCTGGCCGGAGCATTTACGGCAATGAAGTTTGCGCCGGCTATAGAGGGTACTTTAGGACTTGGTGCGGATCTTCTGTTAGGTCCTCAGGGCATGTATGGCGGAAGAAGCGGCGGACTTCTCGGAGCTTTCGGAATGGGAAAGGAAATGCTGTTCGGAAAGCAGACAAAGACCAGAGGAACCGTGGGCGGCTTATTCCCTAACATGCTTAAATCTGCCATGGGCTTTGCTGGAAATGCAAAAGACTATGGCGGTGGAATACTTTCGGCACTTGGCAACCTTGGAAATACAGGACTTGTACAGGGCGTCGGAGGGGTAACAGGAGAAATCCTCTCAGGAATTTACGAGGCCACAATTAAGGATCTCGTAGATGGCGGAGCGATTCTCGGAGGAATGGCGCTTGATGGCATAAAGGGAAGTAAACCGGCGCAATTCCTCGGCGGAGCCTTTGGCAAGGTTTCAGGAATGGCAGGTAAAGCACTTGGCCCACTCAGCGTAATGGGTGGCCGCATGGGTGAAGTCGGTGCCGGACTTATGAATTTCATGGGCGGAACCATGGGACCTTTTGCGGGAGCCCTTGGAGAGCTTGGCATGGCTATACAGAACCCGTTTATAGGCGTTCTCGGAAGTATCGCAACAGGTGTAGGCCCGGTGATTCTTGCCATATCCGGAATAATCGCGGTGGTTAGTATTCTGGGAGATCATCTTGAGGACATCAGAACTCTTATAGGCAATGTCTTTGGAGAACAGGGACTTACGGTATTTGATACCTTCATGGATAAGGTATCGGCAGTCGGACAATTCATCCAGGGACTATTTGCGGACGGTGGTGTAGCAAAGGCGCTTGAACCAGTACAGCAAGCAATTACCGGAATGTTCGGAGAAAATGCAGGAGCGGCCTTTAGTGGTTTAACCACAATACTACAGTCCATAATGGGTGTTATACAGCAGATAGTAGACTTCTCCGTTAATCAGGTGAAGCCGATTATACTTGACATCTTTAACTTCATTACTGGAACAGTGGTGCCAATTCTCCTTCAAACCTTTACGGCAGCAGCACCTATAATCGCTCAGATAATAACTAACGTGGGTTCAATCATCATGGGCGTGTTCAACCTTGTGGCATCAGCAATACGGGCATGTGAACCGGTGTTCGCAGCTATAGCGACAGCGCTATTGAATTTAGGATCCGTAGTTATACCGGCAGTGCTTGAATCGTTCAGCGCATGGAGCGCTACCATCTTGGGAGTTGTTGAAAGCGTACAGGGCATCCTTGACGGACTTATCACTTTTATTACAGGTGTATTCACCGGTAATTGGAGCGAAGCTTGGGAAGGCGTAAAGCAGATATTTGGTAGTGCTTTCGAGGCTTTGGTAGGACTTGCAAAGGCCCCGGTCAATGCAGTAATCGGAGTTATCAACGGTCTCTTTGACCAGGTTAGAGCTATAAAGATACCTGAATGGGTTCCGGAGTGGCTTGGCGGCGGTAAGACAATAAGCCTTCCGCACCTTAATTATCTTGCAAAGGGTGGTTTCACAACTGGACCGTCAATCGCAGGTGAAGCGGGCATGGAGGCAGTTATCAGTTTCCAACAGTCACAGAGACGACAGAACCTGGCTATCTGGCAGAGGGCCGGCGAACTCTTAGGCGCAAGGCGTGAGCTTATGGATATAGGCGATGCCGGCAGCAGAAGCGGCGGAAACAGCACAGGAAGTATCGTATTCTCACCGCAGATCATAATACAAGGCAATGCGGATGAATCGG